TTCCGGCTACGCAATATCCTTTGTCACCCCATGTAGTGCCAATCTCAATATAGTACGTTCCTGCAGCAAGTCCTTCTGTCGCATAGAAAAACGCCTGGTACTGATTGAACTGCACTCCAAACGGTGTGGCATAGTGCCACTGTACGGTCATGCTCGGAAGTTCCTCGCCGTCCTGCAGCGTAGAAGTGCCAAATGATGTAATATCGAGCGGTACCTCATACTTCTGTCCGTTTGTAATATCCGTCCAAGGAACGATGATCTGATCGCCCACCTGGAACACTTTACTTGCCTGGCCTGCGCGTACAACATTAAGTACGTCTTTGATGGATGTCGGCTTATAGTTAATGCCGCTGGCAAGTGATGTCAAAATCTCATTCTGTAACTGAATCTGAGCTACGACCTGCTTTGCTGTTTCGTCCAGCACTACCGGTTTTGTTACTTTACTCATTCTTGTATGCCTCCTTATTCTTCAAATGTCTGACACAGAACGCCATCCACGAGAGAAAAACCTTCATCGTCCATTCTGTCTTTCAGATAATTGTCATTCTCAATCAGCTGCTTAGATGCTGCGTTGATGTTGTCTGCATGGTTTGTATCCGTAACCTCAACATTCGGTACGGACTGAGAAAAATTTCTCGTTTTCGGTGTGTAATTCTTCACGTTTTGCCTCCTTTCCGGCTTAGAAGATGTCGTCAAGCACGTATGTCTGCTCTACATCATCGTCCTTGCCCTTCCTGGTAAAGGTCTTGATGCACACAATGTCGCCATTGGCATCGTACAGTCCGATCTCGCTGATTTCTTTTCCAGCAAGTTCACTCTCTGCAAGGGTACATTCGTATCTGCAGGTCGTGTCGTTCGGGAAGCTGTAACCGTCAATGGCTTTGCGGAACAATTCCTTGTTGAGCTTAGACTGGGATTCCGACGGTGCAATGACCGTACCGGAGCTGTTCACTCCACCTTCTCCAAACGCCATACCGATAATCTTCGGAAGTGTGATCGCACCGGCTCTCGCCTTAACCAGGTTCTCCCTGGCCTTCTTTGTGATTACCACATTTTTGCTCTTTTCTGTACTCATTGGATATACTCCTTTCTATAGATTGAATTAAGGTTCTTCTTGCCGTTCAGCGTATTGCAGCCGTCAAGAAACCAGTAATTCCTCGTCTTGGTAACGACCTGGACCTCTGCATCTTCATCTTCTCTTTCGATACCGAATCTGTGCGTAACTGATGATTCCAGTCTCTTGTTACCGGCTTTATACCCCAACGTCGTATTGCCGTCGAGCAGTAACTTTCCATCCAAATAGACGGTGTTCCAAAAATCAAGCTCAAACCTGGAACGCATTACTGAACCAATGTCTGAGCCTGTCAATGTTTCATATCTACTTCTTAGTTTTAATACCTCTGTAACCTCGTTATAGGCGCAGGCAACCATTGCAACGATTGCGACACCCAATTCATAGCCTCTCAAAACATCAAGCCTATGTGAGCCGTCCAAATCCCACGAACCATCCAATAGGTGCGTATTCCAAAAAATGATGTCCGAGGCGATCCGGATTGCTCCTGCCTTGACATCATTTTCTGTTTCCTGTTCTGCTCTGAATTTTACCTTCTGCAGGTCTGCGTCTGTCGGTGTTGTAAATCCACCGAGCATATACTTAAACCCAAGCATCAGATTGTATCTCATATACGGATAAAGAAGGCTGGAACCGTCCAGCAGTTTTCTTCCATCCAGCAGATCGCTATACCAAAATGACTCTGCGATATGGAAGATTATCTTTTTCAGATTCATCTCCTCTAAGTTCCGATTGTCTGATACAATCTCGGTTCGGTCATTCATCGTAAACATCGTGTGTGACTGTTTCAGCTCATTCAGCATAGTTCTCGCTCGCTTTGATGCAAGTGTCCCTTCGCCCATGAAATATGCTTTGAACACATTCGGGTGTGGTGCCACGAAACCATAATCTCCCGGATCATTTATGTCTGCAATTCGTACATCAAATCCGGTGGCGGTTTTTAAGTACCCTTCCATCCGATAAGGTGTCATTGGCGCCCTGTAGTCTCTCTTCCGGTAAATTAACTGCCGTCTCTCCTCGTATGGAAGGTTTTCTCGCACCGGCAGTCCCCATTTAATCTCGTGGTACATCAGTCCCCAGGTGGCAGTTTCCGGAAACAGCTGGTTCAGAATATCCTCAGCTATTTCTCTTGCTGCGTCGTACTCCTGGCCCATGACCTCGAACAGCCACTTTCCAACATAGGAATTGTCGTAAAAGCCGTCTGACACTGAGGCAATCATGTTCTTCGCACTCTCACTGACCGGGAAATTCTCTAAATCAAACTTTTCCACATTCACACCCCCCTAACTAAAATTAAGGGTACCGGTGTCCGGGTACTCCTCGCTTTTCAGAGTGATGTTCTGCATTTTCCCATTCATCGTGAATGTTTCAAAGTCCTCGACTCCTGCGATTGCAGAAATCAACGGTCTTACATCGTTGTACCTTAGAACTCCTTCGGTTTTCGCCTGTGCATAGACCGCTCTCACGGCTTCCGTAAAGTCTGCCTTAATTTGCTCGATGCCGGTTGTTTCATCGTAGCTGAGTCCTGCAATAACATAATTTACGGCAACCGTTGTGGCTGCCGTACAAGTCAGTTCTGCTGTTCCAGTAGGAAGCAATCTTGCTGACCTATCACTCGGAGAAACGATGTAGTTATACACATCCTGCACTAGCTTCGCATTGGCCGGTTTTCCGTTTCCGTCTACCAGCACCAGTTTCACTGTACCGGGACCGTTCCACGTAGAAATAACTATTGCATCTCCTGCTCCCGCCTGTTTCGCCCATCTCTTATAGTCCGTATCGTTCCCCAGGTATGTCATGCTGTTGTCGTACTCTGCAGCGATCCTGTCGTAAAAATCATCGTCTGTCTCTCTTTCAGTACCGCCACGAATAGGCTCCGGATTGTTAATCTCGGTCACATTCTTATCGGGTACCATCATCAGCACGACCGTATTCGCCGCTACATTTGAACCTGTGCCTGCTTCAACCGCTGATACCGGTATAAGCACTGATCCTTCGCCTCCAACAACCGCATCCTCTGTGGTGGCATACTCAATCGACGGGCCGGTTTCGGTTGCCGCCGTACAGAATACCGTTCCGGATAAAATCTCGGTTCCTTCTGCAGCTGTGATTTTCACATAGCCAAAAGCTGGTTCCGCTTCGTGTCTTGTGAGATGTACCTGGCGACCGTGAAGGTCTAACCATTCATCCCAGGCGTATTCCGGGAACGCAATCATCAATGCCCTTACGATATGGAAATTGATAATTTCGTCTTTTTCCAATGCTGCAGGCATCGTCATATCATACGGAAACCCACCCGGCATATCGTCGATGTCGTCCGGCAGGTTATTCATCATTCGCTCGTGAATTTCCTCTGCCGAGTTTCCTTCCAGGAACTCCGGTCTGTTAAATTCCGGCTGCATACTCTCCACCTCCTTTACAAGCTAATCTCTATTTCTTCATCCCAGTTGCTACCCTTTACCTTGAAGGTTACGTGCATCTGATCGCCTTCCCAGGTAAATTGAAAATCCCGGACATTTTCTGCCCGGGGATTTACCATAATTGCATCTGTGATTGTTCTTTCCACCATGGACTCAACAGTTTTTTCATCGTCGTTATCCATGGCACGCTCCATTTCGGTACCGATTGAATCGGTGTACGCCAAACAGCGGTACCGCTCTGTCTGTGCAATCTTAAAACACCAAATGGCGAAGGCTTCTTTGCCGTCGCATTCCTTAATCCGGTGCGCCCCATCTCTCACGAAGTCTCCCAGTTCCGGGTCCCACTTCATACTCCTTTTGTACTGAGTGTCGTACTGGCTGTCCTCCGAGATAAAATCCGGTACCTCAACAACCGGAAATAGTGGCTGTGACATTTGCCTCGCCTCCTTATGATTTCTTTACAACATCGATCACTACTGCCTCGCTTTGAATCCATGCAACAAGAACTCTGTCTCCGGCTTTGATTTGCGGAGGTTCAGCGGTGTGCGTATGTGCGCCTGTGTTTACCTTTGGGGTTTGGTTTTCGTGACCGGAATGCCCGCCTCCCGTTATGGTGTAGCTGAGTCCTCCTACCAGTCGGCAAACCGAGTAATCTCCTTTTGGTATTTCCACCGGAAATGAATTTGTTTTCAGGCTCAAATTTGGCTGAATTTCTCCAAAGTCCAATGTAAGCGGCGACTCATTTTCTCTCTTCATTCTGTCGCTCAGCACTCCGGCCAGCTTTGCTGTTCCCGGATGTCCGTCAAATTCATTCATCTGTCTCACCTGCCTTTAATCAAAGGTACCGTCGTCAACCCACCCATATACATTGCTTCCGCTATCCGTATGAATCAGATGCCAAGGGTGTGCTTTTCCGGAGCCGTTCTTAATCGTGATCTTTGCTTTTCCTGCCCTGGCGTTGTAGCCTTTTGAGCCTGGGTAACTGCTCACATAATGGGTTCCACCATGGAAGTTCACGAT